ACGCTCCATTTCTTGAGGACTTGGAGGAACTCTCATAAATATATTATAAAAAGGTAACTTCTCTCTTGAATACAATTCATAAAAATCTATAATATCGTCTTCTTTACCATCAGGTAAATAAGCTCTCGAACCCATATCTTCAAACTGGACACTATCAGATGAAGTCACATCCCTCAAACTAGCAGAACCAAATTGATTAACCGAACCTGTAGCTTTCTTTATCTTAGCTTTATGGTCTGGGAGTAAATTAATTAAATGATTCTTAGGTAAATCTTTCTTTACTACAATATAAGAAGCATCTCTAAATAGAAAATCACGACTCATAGGATCAACATATACATCAAAAGGCTCAATACGTCTAAAAACAACTTCCCCCATACCTCTATCTTTATCAGCGTCAATATCAACCATCATATATCCAATACCTTTAGTAAAAGCATCTTGGACTACTTGTGAAAATAATGACTTCCCGTTAGATATATACCAACAATAAGAAGCTATATCAGAGTGAATAGCCGCTATATCAATATCAGAACCTTCAGCTCCTACTGCCTGCCACCTTGGACTATTAGCAGTTACAAAGAACTTCATCATCTCAATAGCAGGAGTTATTCTATTAATAATAAAGTCAGGCATACCAGCTTCTTGTAAATCATCTCTTTCCTGAGCTGTTAACTGGTCATTAAGATAAAAGTCATATCCCCTTTGGTTAACACTTCTCCACTTCTGTCTTTCATTAGATGCAGCTTTTTGCCACAATTCTCTAACTGATTCAGCTTTCTTTTTATTACTTAATCTAGGCATTATCTTACTCCTAAAGGATTATCTTGTTGTAACATATCCCCCATAGCCACATCTTCTGACAGTCCACCAAATAATTCTTTCCATTTTTTATTTCTTTGTTTCAATTCAACCGCTCCTTTACTAGTTGTAGTATATCTCCTATGAAACCCCTGAGACACAACATTCTCTCCACTAAGATACATTCTCATTGTATTTTTAAAACTACCAGTATTCATTTTAGTAGGACCGAGATTATACATGAAATCTGCAAGTCCATATTTCTGTCTATCAGATACCTTATTCCAATCAAATCCACGATTACCAGCATATAACTCAGCATACTTTAATGATGAAGTAGCCTCTCGATGAAGAGCCTCTTCTGCCTTTTTCTCATCCCAAGACGTTCCTCCAACCCAAATATTTATTGTACTACCACCATGCTTTTTTTTCTGAATCTTTCCTTCTCCAAGATCATTCTTACTAATTCTTTTACCATATCCAATAGTCCAATTGCCAGCTGCGTCTTGATAAGGCACATGTTTACCACCATGAATAACACTACCCTCAACATCTTTTAAATACCCAGTATATTTTTTCATCCAATTATCAGACGTCATAAACTATCTCCTCTTACCCCACTTTAAATCAAGAGGAACAGATATTCCAACATTAAAATCATAATTACGCAATCCGTGACCTGACCTCCTTCTTTCATAATCACCACTAACCGTAGCTTTACCTATAGGAAATGCAAAACTGCCTTTAGTAAATGGAGTAGCCTTAAAAGATTCCGAGCCTCCACCACCTGTAAACCTCATACCTAAAAGGTCATATATAGACTGCATATAAGATAAATCACCTTGCAATCCAGGGTCACGCTCTCTTGAGGATGCTGAACCTATAACTTTCATCTTACCAGATGGATACCTATTTCTAGTCACCTGATTCCACATTGTACTTGATTTTTGATATCCTCCATCTAAAGCTCTACTCTGAGCTAAAGCTCTCATCGCTAAACTAGGACTTGTAGTAAAAGATGAACCAGGGTAAGATGTAAGTGTTTTCGGGCTATTATTTCCAGTTGACATTATGCTACGATCCAGCTTTTTGCTTTACGCTTTGGTTTATACCATTTCCTCTTATCTTCATTTTGTTTCATATTTGGAGGAAAAGCGTGCACAGTTGAATAATAAAGTGACTCAATGGTATCATCGTGAGACATTTTTGGCCCGAATGTAATAATTTCGTTAATCAAATCAAACATATTTGTTCGTAAAAAGACTGTTCCCATGCTAAAACGGCCTGAAAGACCTGAATATATGCGATTTCTCTTGTTTTGGCCGCCTGGTTTCTCAGGAATAACTGATATATCGAACCTATTTAACCTACGCCTCTCATCATTCATAGCCTGAAATATACTTCTATTCATAGCAACGTCTTCAACAGTTGCAGAAACACAATTATACTTACCGTACAAAGAAATAATATAATCAACGACTCCACTACGTCCCAGAATAGCCCCGGTTGATGGGTCTTTCGACCCAATAGTCGGAATAGACCTATGCCTCTCGTATTCAAGTACGTAGCAGTTGTTGTTAACATCAATAGCAACAACCATAATAACACTAAAGTCTGCGTGCTTTGTATCGATATCTGTGGCAGGATCGCAGCCGATGAAAATATTAACTGGTATTTCTTGTGTGTCAAGACCGCTATCAATAACTATGTAGTTAACATCATCTTCATTTTTATAATACCCCTCCCAATACCTTATATGCTTTCTCGTCCATACAGCGTCTTCTTCACTCATCACTTCCATCATATACTCTTGATAGAACTTCTGAGGCTGACCAGAGTCAGAATAAAACTTCTTCTTCTCCTTTAGCTTTTTACTGGGAAAGAATGATGCCCAGAGAGGCGTTCCATCTGGTTGCAATGCTTTATATGTAATTACTTCCCAGGCAAATTCCTTCCCATCCTTAGTAGCCTTTGAATGCTGAGTAAGCAAATTGTTAATAAAGGAATCATAATGTACGGGAGTGCCATTAACACGGAGCCTACCAGTATGAGGCTCAAGTGCAGGATAAACAACGGCAGTGACAAGATTCGCATTTTTATCACGCGCCTCCCTTGTAATCGTATTCGCTTCATGTTCAAAATCATCTAATACTATCAAGTCATATCTCTTATGAAGCTTCGCTCCTCCACGAATGCCCGCTACATTAGACTTACTTATAAGTTTACAGCCATTTGCAAGTTCTATGTCTTCTTCTGTCCACTTATTCCCCCTAGTAACACCGAAATAGTACTTTATTCTGTCATTATAGTCAAGGTGATGTTTAATATAATCCATATTTCCTACTGAAAGCTTCTGAGTGGCAGACACCCAAGCATAGAATAGAAAGTCATCTTTAGGACAAAACAGAAAATCTTTTAATATAGAAGCCTTAGTCAATACAGTCTTTCCATGACCTCTTGGGATAATAATAGCCGTCTGCTTAACCTCCTTATTATCTATAACATCAGCTATCTCATAATGAAAGAAAGGAGTCTCACTACGATTGAAGTCTTCAGGAAGAAATAGTTTACCAAACGATATCAAGTCTTTACTAGCTAACTTCAATGCTTTTTCAGCATCTGACATGGATTGACTATTTATGTTCATCATTTACATCTCTTATCTCAAACTCACTTAACAATTTAGACTCGTTTGCGCCTTTAGTGAAAGTTACAACAGAATCTACACAACCTTGAATATATGCTTTTGCTTCTATAGTTGTATCAAAAGACCTCATAAGTGCATCAGTACCATCTACCTTCATCTCTTTCCAAAAGACTAAATATCTTCCTCCATAATTCATTATCTTCTCTTACCTCCTTGTCCTCTGTATTTTCTATACTTCTTTTTAGTCCCTCTACCAGAACCCTGCCTTGTCTTTTTAATCTTCCTTTTCCTTGTCCTATCTAATACTGAACTCTTACTACTTTGGTATGATCTCACTTCGACACACTTCTCATCTGTGTTTTATAGTCACCAATATTTCTTTTACCTCTGATATAAGGAGTTTCACACTTCTCACACCTGTAAACTGGGAACTTATTAGCTGAAGTTAAATAGACAGAATTTGTTTCCTGAAGATGCCTGCTTCCACAAGTAGGACATATATCATCATCCATCAATATTCCAATATTAGGATGGTTCTTGATATAAGGCCGAACCCTTAGATACAATTCTTCTAATGCATCCACATCACGCATATTATAATCCACCATCTTATCTAAACTTTCCTTATCTCCTGCCATACAATCCACCCAAAGCTGGAAGTTAGTTTTGATCTTTGTCTGCAATTTAAAATTATGAGTAAGGAAATCAAGTTTATACGAAGGAGAAGCAAACTCACGCCTTGTTACTTTCAAAGTGTCAATCGTCCTTGAAGAAGTAGGAGGTTTTATACCTTTATTGATAAATCTCCAATTCAACTTCCTTAAATCGAACCTATCACCGTTATGAGCAATAACTATATCAGCTTCGTCTAATAACTTCCATATTGAATTTAACACCCTTTTATCCTCACCGATGACAGCTTCCTCAGGGGTAACTACATCACTTTGGACAACATCATCATACAGCCACTTAGCCGACCAAGACAATACATACCAATCAGAGATTATATTTTGATGAGGGATACGCTGTTTATACAAACCCCACACATATACTTTCATTAAACTTGTTTCAATATCAAGCAGTAGTATCTTAGGGAGTTCGTTTTCTTCATACTCAACAGGCTTTTGAAAATACTTCCCACAAGAGTAGCATTCGTACCTCTGATGATCCCTTCTGATACCTTTCTTTCTACCGTATGTGCTTCCACAATAAGGACAGCAAACCATATTATTCTCCTTCTTTTATATTATTTTCTTCTAACTCTTTCGGCCTTTCCGCAGCTTCTAATTGGTCTGGTTCAAATCCACTGAATAGCCCTATAATACCTTGTTCTTTCTGTTTTATGGTAGTAGTACCTAAAGTACCTATAGCTTTACCTAACTCTTTTGTAGCATTTAATACAATATGATCTTCAGGAGATGCATCCGCTAAACACTTCAACTTCTCAAGAACATACTCATGGTCAATTCCCATAGTCTTCGCTACATCAACTACTGACTTTTCTACTTCTTTCATAACTCTCTCTTGATTTAATAGGATTGCTGCTTTCTTTTGCGCTTTATATGAGTTGGTTTCGCTGAACGCATCCATATAGCTTTTAACCGCCCCAAGACCAACTGCAATATTAGTCGCAAATATCTTTTCTTTTTTTGTTGGTACTTTCCGTTTATAAATCTGTTTTCTTGTATCTTTAATGGATTTTGAGAATGTATACCTATTTTTGTGTTGGGAAAAATCAGTATCCATATATGTCTTAGGCAAACATAAAAACGAACCAACAACAGTGCGAATATAACTTTTACAATATTTATAGTTTCGTCTGTCATTCGGGTGTTTGATAGGTGACGATTTGAGGATTTGGACAATACGACCGTCGTCGCTCCATACCCAGTCACCTTCTTTAGCTTCACGCCAGTTTTTTAGAGGCGTCTCGTTTGGATGGTCATTGTAAAACTCACTTATGTGGTCATATACGCAATGTTTGACTCCTTTTATTTTTTGGTACTCCATCTAATTAGGCATTACCACGCCATCATAACTTGACATCTCTTTTATTTGTAAAGCTAAATTATCAATTAAATATTGTACCGGTAATGGTATATCATAGACAACACCGTCTATCTCAATAGGGATCATATCCTCGCTAGTGCTATTTGATATCTGCTTTAGAGCTTCTTCAATGTCTTCTTCGCTGAGGTCGCTTAATGAATCTATGACATCAACCATAATAACTAATGTTAATATGCAAAAGACATATTAATCAAGGCCTTTACTCCCCCCTCCTTACAACCTCCCCCCACTAAAGCTATATGCTCTACCATAGAACCCACAGGCCCATACGAGTATATAGCTAACACTATATACTATACTATATATAATATACTATATATATAGTACAATAAGAGATATTTCAAATGACCAAGTGAATCCTACAAAAATTATAGGATTTTAGTGTACAACCATATTTGACCTCAAAATTGGAAAGACCGATTATGGAAATTGGTCTTTTAGTTGAAAACCATTAATCATGAAAGGATTAATAATGATTATTATGCATAACTTTGGCGACGACGTCAGAACAACAGACGTATTTGTAGCGGCACTTGAAGACGGCACCTACGCAGTACGATGGGACCCAGCATCCAAAAGCACTCTCTACATGGATGAGGCCACACTTAAATCAAAGGCCCTTCAAGCCCAACAGAAACAACTGATGACTGACAACTCCACCTTCTCGGACGCAGAACAATTCAACTTCACCGATGAAGAACTCGGACTTGTAATCGAAGAGGCTTAATCACTCCGGTATCTCCCTCAGTGCCCCATCGGGGCATTGGGGGGGATTATTAATTTAAAAAAGAAGCTCCTCAGATAGCAGGTATATATCTAATCTATAATAACAATATTTAATAAGTAACTTGGTCATTAACATAATAAGTGGAGGATACGCTAATGTTAGATTACATTGTGATACTATTGGCAGTGATTGGCACTGTAGGTCCTGTAGCAATATGGGCATCGTGGAATGAGGCAAATGCTAATGAATGGATATCATTAAATGTAGATGGTTGTCCATTTAAGTATAAGTGGCAGATAGCTGATGATTTGTCAGCATCTCGCAAAGATATTAAGTTCAGTCATCTAATGGTATTACCTAAGGCTGAAGTAAAGAAATTATGGCTGCTCGCCAAGGAGGGTGAGTGATGGACGACAAACACTATGAACTCCTTTTAATAAAACATATTTGGATACTATTGGATAGCTATGTTGTTCAAACAAATGTTCATAAAATGAATAAAGCAGAGCAGAGAGCATTTAGATGGCTAGTAGGCACAGTTATAGCCTATGGACCCAAAGAAGAAATTATGAAGACAGAATTTGCAAGTGAATCAAATCAGGAGGATAACAGTGACTAATCCAAATACATGGCATAAGACTCGTTGTTCAGGTGGCTGTCCGCGTATCCCGTCCTAAGCAAGACGTTAAACTGCTTAATAATTCAGGTTATTGCATATGAACGCCTTGAGTGATGTAATAGGCTGACTGGCTCTGATGCGTTCTCAGCTGTAAAGGGAAGATAGCAGTCGTCACTGCCCACACGACCATAACAAGTGGCCTTCCCAAACATTGCGGTGTAGTTCTTAGAACAAGAGTTAGTGACTCTCCGTAGGTCAACAAGGTATAGAGGCTCCTTACACTAAAATGCCTCTAAAATATAGGTAAGGCCTCATTAACAAACTTCGGTCAGCCGTACGTGTAAATCACACTAGGGTTGAGGTCTTATCTATTATTTAGGCTCGGCCTATAAATTATTAATGGAGAACCCAATGAGTAAAGTACACGAAGCACTAAGACACAAAGAATATTGTTGTAAAGAGTGTGACCATTGGGACATATATGGATACAGTAACCTTGGGCAATCAGATAAGTCTGGAGGACAACACAATGCCAAACAAACAAGCAAAGCACCGCAAAAGAAAAAGACGGCTAAAGAACAAAGAATTATCTATAGCTGGACGCACTTCGAAACAAGTGAGGAGGAAAAAGATAAAGGTTGAACTAAAGAGGAAAGCGAGGGAGCTGGGTGATATCTAATATATATAAAACATTTCTGAACATTGTGAAGATCATACACCATCAGGTGTCAAGGATAACAATGTATGTCGATGAATACACCCGTAAGCATAAGGAGGACAACTAATGCGATACACAGTCACTGGAATATGGGAAAGACCCTTAATAAACGGCAAGTTTGCCTATTATCTTCAAGTAGAGCAGAAGCTCAACATCACCGGTATAGTTGAAGAGGTATGGATAAATCCATTCTCTATACCTGAGGACCTTGATACATCTAAATCAAAGGTTGGTGATATTATTGAGATAACTGATGAACGCTTCAATGATAAGAATCAACACGCAGTAGCCTGTAGATGTACTAAATGTAAAGGCGTCTTCAAAAGTATAATAAAGAAGGCTGCAGAGCAAGGAACTATTATTATTGATACTGGCGGTAAGACAGCTGATGAAGTTGCAAAAGAATTGAGTAGGATAACAAAATGACCACTCAACAAATTATTGGGATACTCATAGTCACATATCTTGTGCTATGGGTAGGGATATTTAATTGGATAATCCATAACAACACAAAAGCGAAAGCGAGGAAAATAATGGATAATACGATGGACATCTACAAAATGGTGATACTCAGTATAGAGCACATTGCCCTGTTTGTAGTAGGATTCTTAGGAGGTGCATTCACCTTCTACTGTAAAAGTAAATACTACCTGAATACTAAGTTGTTCACTAAGGAAGAGGTCAGAGGACTGATAAATATGGCACTTGGTGAAGAACGGCGTAAAGAATCATCTCTAATGCAGAGAATGATTGGGAAGCTGAAGTAATATGGCCAGACTTAGTAAAAAAGAAAAGATGCAGAAGGTGGTTCTATTTAATCACCTTATTAGAGTAAGCGTTAGTATGATAAGACGCAGTGACATCATAAAGGAAGAAACACTTGAAAAGTTTTGTATGCTATGGGCTGAACTATCAGCAACAATAATGTCAGATTGGATAGGTGACCTGGATATGGATGAGTATATGGAGGTTCAGGCAGACTTTGATAGATATTTTGGCCCTGACGCTTCTAATGGATATGATACTGATAACTTTAATAATATACCTAATTAAAGGAGTATTTTATGAAATACAATGCAATTATTGATAAAATGCTTCCTGATGAATTAAGGATACTGCAAAGAAGACTTGACGACTTGTCACTTCTAATGTTCACCGAGGCAGCTAAAGAGCTCGATAACGATGGTAAATTACCACCGGACTTAAAAGATGGAATAGCTGCATCTAAATCAGAATTAATGATGCGTATATTTACATCTATGACTAGAATAAGGCGATTAATGGATATGTTAAAGGAGGATCAATCAAGCAAATGGAACTAATTACACTCATAGCAATAGCAGCAATATATGTTTTAATGGCAATAGCCGATGGAATGAAAGATAATCCTGAAAATAAGGAGGAGATACAATGATGTTAACTGATAAACAAGTAATTGAGCTTATAGAAGATATGAATAAGCTTATATCTGAAGTAGTTGAAATACAGCAAGGACTTATAAACCTGAACCATAAAATTAAATCTGTATCTGAGATGACATTAAAATTAATGGATCATACAGATATGCCTGAACCATCAATAATGCCTTGTGACCCAAATGATGGCAGTTGGATAGGCAGGTAATAAAGAATTTGCTAGCACGGTGCTGGCAATGTAATACACAATCGTAAGAAAGGGAGGAAACTCTAATGTACAGACCTCGAAACAATACTATCCAAGAAAAGATAGTAGAAATTCTGAACACAAAGATGATTGTAGGTGTCTGGTATCCATATAGTGATATCAGAAGTTGGACTACCGGGTATAAAGAAGGCACACTGTCTTCTGTTCTAAGCAAATGCAAAGGCATAGGTGCTTTAGAATACAATAATGGTAGTGGAGATAGGGCAAGGACAAGAGAAATTGACTATCAAGATATGCTTAATTTCTCAAAGACCTACAGAACAGTCTCAAATAATTTGGGTGTAACCCAGGTTGTTTGTGATAAGGTTAAAGCCCTTAAACATGTTGATTTCACAAATACTGAAGTCGGCACTGTTCTTAATCTCAACGAAACTGTTGTAGCCGATGTAATTAGCTGTGAATTTAATGTTCACAAATATAATGATCACTGGCGTGAAACAACAGCCCCTAAATCTGCTAAGACTCAGGAAATATGGATAAACCAGGAAGGACTCGAAGATATGGCATCTAAATTAAAAGATGCTGTTGACAACCTGGTTAATACAGTTTTCCACTTAGCCTCTACAAAATGACTGATGACCATGACATCAAATTGATGCGCAAGGAAGTCGCCGTATACTTTGAAAAGAAGTATTACAGAATGTTATTAAAGATGAAACACAGCAAACTAAAGTTGTTGTGGTCTATCCTTAAAGGCAGAGTCTAGTAGGTTAATATGAAGGTGCCCTGATTTAATATTAGGGCGCCTTCATCTTCTTTTAACGATTAATAAACAAAATGGAGGAAGTAATGAAAGACTTCTTAAACACATATGCACATATAGTAAATACAGCAGTCGCTATATTAATAGT